GTCTTGTAGATTTTGATATTCAGTGCTGAGTTCATTGATGGTAGGTGCAGCCGGTTCCGTCACCGTGCCTGTGGTATCACGCAACCAGTTTTGGTAAGCAGTGTAATAACTCTGTGTCACAACATACAAGTCAATAATGTTGGTTGATCCAGGATCAATGCGATTGGTCAGTGGCGAGTTATGTCGATATTGAAAATACAATTCCTGGCGACCAGTTCTTGCTATGTAGTCACCGGCAGTTTGCAATACCAGGCTTCTAACTCCGGTCAAGCTGATGGCCAACAAGTAAAATGTGCCTTGTTGGTAAGCATAAAACACTTGTCCCGGGCTCCAAGCAGTTTTTACCAATTCTAATTCTTCAAGTGTGCCGTAATCATAATTTACCAGGCCTGGTTCAGTCAACAAGTATCGTTGTAAATTGTCAAAGTCCAATGTGCGTTGCAAGAAGATCAGGTTGCCTGGGTTGGTAGCAGTGCCCACAATTTCTTCAAAGAAATCAGGATTGTCAGGCACGCCATCATTGTCACTGTCTCTGTAACTGATCAACACTTGGAAGTCATCCACGTAGCCATCACTTTCCACCGGCTGACCAATGATGGTGGTGTAAATGTCGCCTGGCAATGGATCAGTGCTGTCAGGTTGTGTGTTGACTGCCAACACATTGATAAAGTCTTTGATCACACTGCCGGTACGGCTGTCATACACCAGTTGATCTTCATAGAAGAAAAAGCGAGTTTGTAGCACTGAGCCAAAGTTGTAGGCCAGGCCTCGCAAGGTAATGGTGTAATTTTGATTGACCACCACAAATTGCACCAACCAAGAAGCATCCAGGCCAGCGCCTGACGTGTTGCCAGCATATTGTTGGCTCCAAGGAGCGTCTTGGTCCAAGTTGGCACCAAGTATCAAATACCAGGTTGCCGCGGTGCCTGTTATGGTGCCTTCACTGTCGTAGCCCAGTCCAAAATTGCGTAAAAGCAAAATCTGATCGGCCATTTGTACCTGCAACACTGTGGGCAAATCAGTGATAAATGCTGGTATCACTGTGTCTATGATAGCACCAGTGGGCACAAAATTGTTGATGGTAATTGGACCAGCACCCGATGACAAGTTGCCTGCTCCACTGTTGTATCCATCACCCACGATCTGTTGAGGAGTTGCCCATATCTGCAGCGTTTCGTCGGCTCGAGTGGGAACTCCTTGTACCAGTCGGTTGTTGCGATCAAAATAATATCCAGTAGGCGGAACAAATTTTATCAAACTTCCTACCACCACATATCTGAATATTGTTGACACTGCACTGCCAATGGGTATAGGTTGCCCAGCTGCGTTTACAAAGTAACCAGTGGTTTCATTGGCCAACGTGGTGCTTTGATTCCAGGTAGTACCTGTGGTGCTGCCTGTATTGGTAGACTCTCGTGGAAAATAAGAATAGTAGAATTGTCGCACAATGGCTGACGCCACATTTGGTTGCACTTGATTGGTAATCAAATCAGCCACATCATTTCTATTGTTGAAACTGAACAATATAGTAGGCAACACCAAACTGCGCCACATACCTCCATCACTGCTGAATGTGTTGGTTGATGAGTACTTGCCAGTGTTGTCAATCAAGTCAAGGTATCGACTGGTACCAATTGACGCACGATTCAGTGCTTTGCTTTTGATAATACTGTTGTATTGTGTGTAAGGAAATATATTGTAATCTTCGCCGTTGACCATGCGATTCTGTGTGTAGTATCTGCCGGGCGCACGTTGCTTGATTTCTCCAATGGGTTCACGTGCCTGGCTGTTTGATACAGGACGTGTGATGCCACAGGTGAATGTGATGGTCTGCAAGTTGCCGTTGCGGTCAGTGTAGCTGATGGGCAGCACAACATTTTGCATTTCTTCAGGATTGATAATGTATTGCAACCCGTTTGAGGCTCGCACATACGCACGAAATATGCCCACTGGGATCTGTGAGAACACACCATCACCAAAAATCAAAGTTATTTGGTCATTGGCTCTAGAAGTCACAGCATAAGTGGGCAACAGTTGTGTGGATCTTTCGGCTGCTGCTTGATAGATATTCTCAACGTATTGCCATTCTTGAGCAATGTTGCCAAGATTGTCCAATTGGAACAACCAACGATCTTCATTGTTCACACCTTCGATGTTGATGTCCACAGTGCGATTGGCAATGCGTTCAGCCAAGTTGAAGTCTTGATTCTGCAACACACCTTGTTTGAACAAGAAGAAATAGCCGTTGTTGGCTGATTGAAATCCCAGTTGATCGTTTCTAAATAACACGTTGAATGCTGTGCTGGGCACAGGTGCAGGTTCGTACACATAATCTTGACCCACTGACGTAGAAGTCACTGCTTCAAATTGCATGTTGATACCATCCACTGTGGACGAGTACGGAATCACTGGCAAAAATCCTGGTACTAGATTGACGGCATATTCATCAGTGAGCACACCCAATATGCTTTGTCGATTGCCTGGGCGACCAACTTTTTGACTGTCTACCAAACTAGCATTGATAATGGCTGTGAACTGTTCTTGCCAATCAGGGTTGGTAGGATCAGCCCAGTTCACTGTGACATTGCTCAAGTTGATTCCATTGTAGTCCACCACGTTTTCTGTAGTGCTGACGTTGAAAACTTTGAGATATCCTTCAGCAGCAGTGTTGCGTTTGGCTGAATAGCTCACAAGGTCTGCCAAACGTACCACTGAATCTCTACGTTCAGCAGTGTCTATGTAGTTTTCACGAGTGTTTAAATCTGTACGAAATGCAAGAGCTTGGCCCATAAACGCCATGACATCCAGCAAGGCAATAAATTCACTGGATTCAATGTAGTCATTGAATGTTTCAGGATAGTACAATCGTAGATAATCAATAAAGCTCTTGCGTAGTGTTTCAAAGTCGTAGCTTTGAAAATCCGCTTCGCGATAGGTTTGATAGATCTGTTTCCAGTCCTCTACGCCAAATACTGCGGTCTGTCTTGTGGTGGTTGCCATTGATCTCTGTGCCTCTAGAGTTATTTATTGACAAAGAAAACGGCGCAGTTATACATAGCCGGCAGTTTGTTGCTGTGCATCAAAAAAGATAGCAAGTATTTTGGCTTCGGTGGTCTGTACTATTGTGATTTCCAACTGTATCAAAATGCCATTGTTTTGTGGGAAAACCTGTATGTCATTGAGAAACAAGCGTGGATCTCCTGACGCCACACGTTGTATTTCATCCTTGATGGCCTGTTGCATTTGATCAGCTTGGTTTTCAAAAAGATATTCATACACTGTGGTTCCGTAACTGGGTCTGCCAGGCAGTTCTCCTTGGCGAATGCTGAAAGCATTCAAAAGATCACGTTGAATCAACTCAAAATCTGTGAGTGTGAATTTTTTGTTTTGATTGATAGTATTGAAGCCAATGTATGTGGTCATACTGATATTTATGGCTTAAAAAGGTGTGGCTGGCGGGGCATTGGGATTTGACAAACTGCGCAACCAAGGTATGGTGGCATAGAGAATTTGATTGATAACAGCCTGAACTTCAGCCAGCAATACTCCAATGTCAAAAGCAAGCCCAATGTTGAGTTTGGCAGCTGCCTGTTGTTGTAGACTTTTCAGTTGGCCTTCCAGTGCTCGACTCTGAGCCAGGAAACCATTGGCCTTGCCAAGATTGGCCTGTGCATTTTCTGCTGTTGAGGTGCTTCTAATTTTTGCAGCAAGGACATTGTCATTGATATCTGACCATTGTTTGCGTAGATCTTTGTACTGGCCATCCAGTGCTTCGTCACGTTCTCCGCTGCCGTATTCAAAGGATGGGATTTTGTCATTGCCAAACAATCTGGTGACAGCAGCATCCAAGGTGGCACGGTCCACTGTGTTCTCTGACGGCACAGCAAATTCTTCTTGTTTCAGTGCATCATTGAGTTTTTCTTGAGCCACTCCCACAGCAAACGCTGCATCTTTGGCCAAGGTGTCATACTCGGCCTTGACATCTGCAGAAAGAGCTTGTCCCTTGGCCCATTCCAGTGTGGTCTCCACTGATTTGGCTGCATTCAGTGCCACCCCAGCCAAGGCTTTGCTGTCCAGTTTGTCTATGGGAAGACCCAGTTGCTTTACTGCTGTCAATCCTGAATTCATCAAGTTCTGTTGTGTCAAGTTCTGGGCTGCTGGGTTGGACAAAAAACTATCCAGGTCTTTGATGCCACCTGCGCCAGTCCACACTGTGGGACTTTGCAGTATTGATGACAGCTCATTGGCACCCTGAGATAAAAATGCACTGGCAGTGCCTGGTTTGAGCAAACCAGCTGTTTCCAACTGTGAGGCATCAAATCCAAACTGCCCCACACCCAAGGCATTGCTGATTTCAGTGGGTGCTTGTCCTATCAAAGCTGCTGCCTGACTCAATCCTGCTCGCACATCCACACTGCTGAGTCCTTGAATTGGCACCAAGGCCTGTGCTTGTTTGGCAAACTCTGGTATGCTTATTCCGTTGGTCACTGGAGTTGAAGACAGTGACTTGGTAATGTTGGACAACACTTGTTTGCCTTGATCTATTGCACTGGTCAAGCCAGCTTTGGCGTCTGGCGATGTCAACGCACCTTGCACACTGCCTGGTATTCCGCTGAGAGCCTGTGTGAATTGTGCTGTGGCGCCAGGCACCGAAGCAGCAGCTTGACTGGCAGCATCAATGATGTCTCCTGGTTTGAGTCCAACCAATGCACCAGTCTTGGCCTGTTGATCAAATATCTGTCGTGCTTGAGCTTCAGTGAGTCCAGTGGGCACATCAACCTGAAAAGTTTTACCCCCAAAAGTAAATGAGTATTGTTTCATTTTGCTCTAATGACCACGCCGGCTGGTACAGGCACAGCACCCGGTGGAGGTGATGGTTGTCCTGGTTCAAGATTGACTTTGATATTGACTCCTTTGTTGTGATAAGGATAAGGTTCGTGTGTGGGAGCTCGGTTCACAATGCTTTCAAGATTACCTGTGGCCACTGTCCAGCCTTGAGCAGTGCTGAACGAGGTGTCATCTAACTTGCGTGTGATGATAACAGCAGGCTTGGTCACAGCAGGAGCTGCTGGGCCGTTGAGATCAATTCCGCCTGCGGTAAACAACAGTGATTCACCACCGTTCCATGACCCAGTGGCACTTTGCAAAGCCAGGCTGCCGTCAGCTTTGACGCCAATAGTGTCCTTGCTGTAGACTTTGAAATTTTTCTGTGCTGATATTGAAAGATCAGTCACACTTTCAATTGTGGTGGCCAAGGTACTTTTGACCTGTATATTGCCCCCAGCAAACATGTTGATGTCACGATCAGCATGAAAATTTATATCGCCTTGTGTGCGCATGTTGATGGAGTTGGTGCTGAACACATCTACTGTGCCCTCTTGGCCAAACTCCAACCATGTTTGCCCATTGGCATGTGTGATGTAAAAGAAGTTGCCGGAGTCGTTCATGGTGATCTGATGACCCTTGGGGGTTCTCAGTCTAAACAAGGCATTTTCACCGTTTAGATCACCGTCATCCATCACAAGAGTATGTCCGCCCATGCGTCCTATAACTTGAGCATCAGCGGGTTGGATTTCGCCGCTGGCTATTTTTTGTGCTATGTCGTTGGGTTTGAGACCACCTTGATACACAGGGATGCCTGGAGTAGATACTCCAAATACTCTGCTGGGACTTTCTCGTTGACTGCTGCTTCTTATGGGACCACGTTCGCGATCGTTGTTGAGTCCTTGTTGAAACATGGCACCAGCTACCACTGCATGCACAGGTTTGGCTTGATCAAAAAATCTTGCACTGTTGACTACTTCAGGGTTGTCAGTGTTGATTTCTGTAACAGGCAACAAGGCAGAATTTACATAGTAAGTTTCTTGATTTTTATTGTCTGTGCGATAATTTGTACTGCCGCCTATGGCCGGTATCATGTGCCCGGTGCCTTGGTCTGGCACAGAACCAATGTAATAGCCCAGGTCTCTGTCACCGTTTACAAACACCACTACCACAGTGATGCCAATGTCAGGTGGTGTCATCCACATGCCATAAGAGCTTTGATTGGTCAGATAACCGCCCACGGTGTTGTTAGGTGCCAAGCCCGCAGGAGTTGCTCCATAGAATCCAGGCAAGTATCTCACTGTGGTCCAGAATCGATTGTCGCTTTCATCAGCACCACTGTTGAAATTTTGAATGAACACCTGCAAACGTCCAGATCTGGTGGGATCCACATTGTTTTTTACCACAGCAGTGAAAGGACCAAATTCTGTGGCCACGCCGCCGCGATCTTGTTTGAAATTTTGCGGTCTTCCTCTACTGCGTTGTATTTCTTCTGACATGTCAGTCCTTATGCATCTTTAGATATCAATTGTGTGCGTTCATACACTGCTGTGGCCAACGGATTGTCGTTGATTTTTTTCACTGCGGTTCTCAACACGTCTGGCAAGCCTGCATCTGCCAAATTTGGCAATGGCGCTGGACCCACACCTGACCCAGTGGGCGCACGTGGGTAACTGGCCGGTGTCACATTGTTGACTGCGGCAAATGGTGCAATGGTGTTGTTAACAGCCTGTGTTGTTGCTGTGTTCAAACTGCTGGGTATCATGGCTCCCAACCCTTGCAATTGTTTTTGTGCGCTGGCCAAGAATCCGTTGGGTCCACCAGCAGTGGCTGAAATGGGGTTGGGTCCACCACCATCTGCACTGATTCTCACCCCAGACACTGCGGCATTTTCTCGTTCTGCTGTGCCGTTGCTGGACACTGCGTTGCTGGCTGTGCCGGCTGCTGCCGCTGCTTTGTCTGTGGATTTGCCAACTGTTGCGCCACCATTCACAGTGTTAAGCCCATCAGGTTTTGGATAATTGAACAAAGCGCCATTGATCACTTGTTCAAATTTGCCGCCACGGAATTCATGTGTGACCTTGGTGGCCACATACACATTGCTTTGTTGCGGTTGTCGGCTGGCATTGCCAGGTCTGGCATAAGGGTCAGCCAGTCCAGTGGTAAGATCATAGTCTTCAGGACGTTGCCAACTCACTTCAAACATGACCTGTGCAGCATCAAAATTTATAGTGCCGTCTGCCAAAAAAGGCTGTATGCTGAAGTCTTTGCCATTGGTCAATCTGCCAGTGAGACTGCCTTGCTGTATCCAAGCCGGATCACCAATGATACGCAGGTCAGTGCCGCCTTGATTGTCTTCTTGGTATAGATATTCAGACGCATTGGCTCCCACTTCGTTGGCGTTGTTGGCTGCGCCTTTGTTGCTTTCTGTGCTGGTTGGGAAATAATTGATTTTTACCAGTTCACGCATGTTGGCAGTGGCAGCCCGGCGTGCCTTGGTCACGTTGTTTTCTTCGCCAGGTCCGCCGGTCACAGTGAGATTGTACAAGTTGCTGAACTTGGCTGTGTAATCCAACACCGCGGTGTTTTGGCCAGTGAACCAGTAAGGATAGCTTTTATGCACTCCACGGAATGGAGTCAATGGAAAATATCTGCTGTCAAATCGTCGCAGTGTGTAAGCACTGATTTCAAATCGCAACTTGTAAGCATAGTCATTGCGATCAGGATCGTTGGCAATGGGAATGGCCACAAAATTAATCTTGAACCATTTCATGGGCTTGCTATCGCTTATGTTGTTGACCGCTGAAGGATTTGGTTGTTCTTTGCCTTGAGCATTGATCACCGTGAGACTTTGATTGTAAATATAACTGCTGTTGCGTATGGCCAGGTCAATCACTTGCACAATCTGCATGCCTGCTGTGATACTCCAATTTTTGTACTTGGTTTGCATGGCCGTAGCACTG